TCTTACAGCATCCTTATCAAAGCTAGGTAATCCAGCAACAACACTTGAAATAGTGAATTTCTTAATTTGACCAGCAGCAGCAGAAGCTGAGTAAGCAGAATCAAAGTTTACATCCTGCCAAGAACCAGAAGTAACTACAGCTGTAATAGAAGCTGAGAATTGGTTAGTTGAGTAAGTGAACTTGTTTGCAGGGTTGTATAAACCACCTTCAGTAGCAGGAGTAGCAAATGGGAATCTACCAGAAGCATTTCTGTCGCCATATACTGAATCGCCAGCTGCGAATGGGTTCTTGTTATTTCCGTATTGGAAATCTAAGAAGAATACAAGACCTGAAGGCATGTTCATAGGTTGAACTGAAACGAATTCTTTAGCTACGATAGTTCCGAATACCTTACGAACTAAAGGTAAAGCGATACCAGCCCAGTTTTCACCTTGAGTACCAGAAGTAAATCCAGAGTTAGTAGCGATAGTGTTAGTTTCAGTTACGAGTTGTTTTGCTTGGTTTTCGAGCAACATTGACATGTTATTTTTCTCGATTTCACTCAAGCCTTCCAATAAGCCAGTTTTAGCCCATTTTCCGGCTAATCTAGCAGCGTCGCTTTGCAAGTTCTTCCAAGATCCTGCAGCGCTCTCTAATAATTGTTGTACTTGTGACATTGTTTTTTGTTTTGTTTTTTTGTGTTTTTTGTTATTTAATAATTCCGGCTAATTTTTGCCATCTAGCAACCTGATCATTAGCTTCCATAATAGGAGCTTTAGTGGTAATTGCACCTGTTGGGTTTGAAGCGGCACCTCTTACTACAGATTCGTTAACGGCTTTTTTAGCAGTTACGCTCTCGCTTAAGGTTTCGTAAACCAACTTAGCTTCTTTAACACTAGTAGCTTTATCGAAAGCTTCTAATACTTTAACTTTTTGGGCTTCACCCAAATTTCTAGCTTTGAAAATTTTGTTAGTGTAAAGCAATTTAGCATTTAAAAGATTGATCTCGTTTAATTCAGCTTTAACTGATTCTAAAGTAGCATAAGCTTCTTCAAGTTCTTTCTTCATAGCTTCCATTTCCATTTCCTTAGCTTCATAAGTTTCTTCTTCAGCCATAGGTATTTCCATGTCCATTTCTTCTTCACCTTCTTCACCTTCACCACCTTCAATGTTACCTTCTAGTTCCCCAGCAGCTACCATGTCAGCGATTACATCTTCGATAAATTTCTTAAGGTCATCCTCATCCATGTTTTCAAGATCGATTTCCTCTTCTTCTTCGCCTTCTTCCTCTTCGCCTTCTTCTTTTTCTTCAGCTTCTTCAGCTTCAGCTAAGTTTCCGTGCTCGTAGTCTCCGGTTGGGTCGTTGATTGTGTCTAATCTTTCGTCCATTTTTTCGTCTGAACCTTCTTCTAGTTCATCTAATTCTCTTAAGAGTGCCTCAAGGTCTAATTCCTCTTCTACTCCTTCAGCCTCATCCATGTCCTTTTTCATTTCGTCCATTTCTTTAGCTTCATTTGTGTCATAGGTTTCCTCGAGATCTTTCTCTTTCATTTCGGTTACTTCTTCGGTAACTTCCTCTTCATCCATTTCTTGTAGTTTAGCGGCTAGCTTTTCTTTCAAGTAGGGAGTGAAAGCTTCCTCTAAAGCAGCCTTTGCATTGGCGATGGCAGCTTCCTTAACTGCTTTGGCATCGGCAATGGCTTCTTTAAGTAAGTCTCTGTTTGCCATTTTGTTTTTTTGTCCTCAAATAATTTTTGTTGGAAGTACGCTTATTGTTGAACTAAGTCGAAGCGTAATAGATATTAAAAATCTCGATGCGATATAGAAATCGCATATTCGAATATACATATATGGGGATTCTTAAAAGTCGCCCCTGTATTAAAGATTTTTAAAAAATAGGGCAAGTACCCTGTGAGCAAAGTATTTCTGTAATAACAGAATTTACTTTTGAGTAATCGATACTTGTTTTTTCTAATCCTTCTTTAACTAAATTCATATATGAACCTGGATTAGATGGTGTTGAAACAAAGTCCCAGCATAGTAACTCGAAATCATCTTGTACTTCTAATGTTTCGCCAATTTGCTTTAAGGAACCCATTCCACGAGATGAAACACCTACCATTACATTATTATCGATAAGTGCTTTTAAGATATTACCTGATACAGTAGGTAAGATTTCTAATTTACCCATTACTTTATCTCCATCCCACCAAATTTCTCTAATAATATGAGATACGTTTTTAAGAGAAATAATAGATGATTCAGGGTGATCTAATTCACCAGTTGCTCTATTTTCTTTAACTAATTGGCTGTATTTATCAATTTCTCTTTCCCATAACTCTTTTGGGTAATAACGACCATTACCATTTTTTACTTCAGCGGTAGCTAAAATACCTTCAACTAAAGGATTACCCGATGGGGCTTTCATTCCCTCATGTAGTTGGGTACGACCAACTGAAAATGGTATGGTTTCAATTAATACTTGTTTCATATTAATACTGGTTTAAATCGTTATCTTCGTCAATAACTTCTTGTTTTTTGCTACCAGTTAATTTTTCATATAATTTGGAAGCTTTTGCTTTGTATTTTTCTAACTCTTTGATTTCTTTTTGAAGAGTTTTAACCATTTTAGGATCAATCAATTCTGATAATTCTTCTGATTCAGCAATGGCTAATTTGGATTGTCTTTTTTCAATTGCTTCATCAATAGCTTTCATTTTAGTTTCTAAAGCTAAAACTTCATTTGATTTTTCAATTTCTTTAATTTCGGAAGAAATGTTAGGACGTTTAGCTTCTGTTAAATCACCGTATCCGCTTGATTTGTATTTACCTTTTGGTTCTTTAGGTGCCTCTAATTGCTCGCCTTTTAAACCAGGAATACCAAATACACCATTTTTAGAATAGTAATTTCTATCCTTAGCCATATTTTTAGCTACGATGTCTTTTAACTCACCAACAGTTTTATTAGCATTTTTAGGATCAGTCATTTCGGCTACAAACCCATTTAAAAATGATTGACCGTAAAGGTTATCAATATTTTTATCGTCTTTGTAATCAAAATTTTTAGTTTCTAAATCAACTAATTCTTTTTCGGTTTCTTTATTTACGGCTTTAACTTCGGCTTCAAATATTTTAGACCAATCACTAGCTGTTTTTGGTTTTAAAGTAACAATACCTCCTACACCTTCAGATAGAATGCTTTTATGTTTTAATATACCAACAGTTTGTTCAAAAGTGTTATGTACAGTTACTAATTCAGGAAATAAGTTTCTAGCTTGTTTTAAGAAGAAATTTTTATCTCCTTTTCCTTCTTTGATTAAATTGTATTGTTGTTGGAGTGTCATTTTATTGGGGTTGTTTAAAAAGTTCTATAATGTCGGTTAAATATTCTTCAGCTAAGTCCGTACCATAAATAACAGCAAAACTAGGTCTTTGTGAATATTGTTTAATAGTCTCTTTTTTAGCTTGTTGTAACATTGGTACTAACAAATTTAATTGTCTTTCAAGAGTATCAAAAGCTTCTATTCTTTTAGTAATCCATGTAACTAAATTTGGGTTTGTAATGTTTAAATCTTTAATAAAAGAATCAACATTAAAATCCGCCTCGTTTAATTGCTTTGGTTTTTTTACTTTGTATTTATATTTACTAAAGGCTTTAGAAGTAGCATAGTTTTCTCCTTCTGTACCTGAAGTAAATGTTGCCCCACCACCAGTTGTAGATATTTCATCTAATTGGCTTTTAATTGCCTCATATTGGTCAGGGTAATATTTACGTAAATAGGTTCTGAATCCATTAAATGCTTCTCTTACTTTAACTAAAGTTTCAATTACTTTTTTATCTGTTTTTCCTTCAGGAGTAGCAGATAACGCTTTTAATGCCTCTAAAGTAGAATGAAGTTTTTGTAAACTTTCAGCAAATGAAGCTAATTTAATAATTCTACTACTTACTGATCCTGTTTCGGGATTTACACTGTCGGCTTTAAAATAAGTTTTTAAATCACTAGAAAAGAAATCATGTTCCATATCAACAGGACCATATTGTGCTTCTAGTCTTTTAAGTAATGAAGGGTCAACATCCTTTGGTTTAAGGATCTCACTTCTTTCATTTAACTTATACTTAAATTTACCCATGCAGATTAGTTAATTCTTCTAATAATTCAAAATATTGTAAAAGATTAACCAAATTATCGTTACCAATAGATGATATTTTACCTAAAGGTTTAATAATATTATTTATTTCAATTAATTTAATTCGTGTTGCTTTATTTTCAACTTTTTTAGTTAATTCTGATAATTGGGATTTAATTTCCTCAATTTTAGAGTTATAGAAATCTTTTAATTTAGGTGTTGAATCAACTGAATTAATGAATTCTCTTAAAACGGATTTTTGGTTATTATTTAAATCAGCATATTTACCATTGAATTTTTCTAACATAACTTTGTATGTTAAAATTCTAAGGTCTTTATCATATGTTTTAAATTCCTCAATTACGCTATCTTCAACCTTTTGTTTTTTAATATCTTTAGAAGTTAAATGTTCTAATAAAGACATTTTATTATCAATAATTTGATCTGGTGTAGATAAGTTTTCGCTATTATATATTTCTATTAATGTATATAACGAAGCATGTGCTTTATAATTGGGTAATTTAGTTTTAAAAAACTCATCCAAACTATAATGTTTTTGGATTTCTTGGATTAGGTTATACTTTTGTCTTTTTAAAGCCCCTCTATTTAAATTTTTAGAAGATTCAATAATAGTATTGATTACAATTTCGGCTTTACCTTCAGTTAAATATTTATGTTTAGAAAGAGTTTCGTAAAGTTTGTATTCTTTACCTAATTCAGTTTTTACAAAAAATTTCTTTAATATACCTGCGGCTTTTGAGTCTTTACCTGATAAGGTATCAGAGGTAATTTGTCTCACTAAAAGCTCAAATAAAATTCCAGTATTCTTGTATTTAGAATGTTTAATATTCATTCTTGAGATTTTGTTATAAATATATAAAGATTTTTATTCCTTCAAATTAGATTCATCCAATAATGATTCACCACTATTTTTCTTACTAAAGACATTTACTTTCTGTAGTGATTCGATTAATGATTTATTTTTTGCTTTTACCTCTAATGCTAAAGGAGAAACATCTTTAACAGGTCTACCATATCCCTCTTGATCATCGTTTTTCATTGCATCTCTACCTAATCTATCTTTACCAAAAGCATTATCTTGTGTATTGATATTGGATACTTTTTCTTTAGGACGACCTAAAGGTGCTTTTTCATCATATCCATCAGGTACTGAATTGTCCTCGTATCTACCTCTGCCGTATAGAGAGGCTAGATCATGTGGTGTACCATATGATTTACCTGTTTGAACAGGGTCATTACCTTCAGTTTCAATTTGAGTAAATCTAAATTTACGTTTTTGGTCTTGAGCAACCAAATCTCTCATTTCCTCATACTGGTCTTGGCTAAAGTGGAAGATATTTTCATAAATCCAATCAGAAGAAACCATTTTAGAATCCATCATTGCTGTTGCAAGATCCATTTTTTCCTTCATTAAGGCAATACGTTCTTGATCATAGATAATAGATGGAGTAGTTAAATTTAACTCAAAATTACCTAAATTATCTGCTGTATAACCTTGAGAATACAAGTGTACAATAGCAATTTTATATAATTCAGATAATACAATACGTTGAATACGATCAATTGTACGAGCAAAACGAATATCTTCAGCCGCTAATGTAGCTTTACCTTGAAGATTTTCATCGTAACCCATAAACGCTTTAGGTACCTTAAGGGCAGCAAACAATTTATTTCTTAAATACTCAACATCAGCAATACCGTCATAAGTTAAACCTGCTAAGTTTTCAATTTTAGTTGAAGAATCATTACCCCTAACTGGAATGTAAAAATCCTCCATCATGTTTTGTGAGTTGTATTTTAAGTTATATTCACCGGTTTGCTCATTAACCAATGGGGTACGTTTCATTGTAGAAATAGTTTTCTGCATAAAACTTTCTACCTCATTTGGTGGAATTGAACCTACATTAATATAAAAAATACGGCGATCTGGTGAGCGAGAAATTCTATGAATCAACATAGCATCTTCCATCAAAGCATATTGTTTATATAATCTACGAGCTGGTTCAACGTATGATCTTCCGTACGGCAAATAGTTAACATCAGTCATTAAACGGAAGTGAGCAACCTCATAGTTATCAAATATTACTTGATTTTCATTTTTCTGACGAGTAGCAACATCTGGAACTGGATAATATCCTGAACTACCACCATAAACTCCATCAGGTGAGTAAAGGAATTTTACTGCATTTGGATGTTCTTTATCATAATTTTCTTGTCTTTCAATATGATAAGCGGTAATAGGAATTACATTATAAACACCATATTTTTCTGCAATCTCTAATTTTAAGAAAAAATCACCATATTTACACATTTGGCGAATCCAAGACCATAAATTGAATTCAATGTTTAATACATCATAAAACAAGTTATAAAGTATTTGTTGAATATCCTCATCATTAGATCTAATTTGTAATACCTCACCCATTTCATTTCTTAGGGTAGATTCTTCAGCTATAATATCAAGGGCAGAAGCAATAAT